GTTTGCGGAGTTCCTCTCCGTCTTTTATAAAAGGCAATGTCTCTGCCTTCTAATACCTTAAAGGGGCTAGGGAAGTTAGATGTATCCCTATACTTTACCTCACCTACCAATCGACTTCCGTTGATGTCGAGGTGGATGTCCCCTGAATACTCGCCTCCCAAACTTCCTGAGAGGGGGACGCGTTTCGCTTCGACTTTCGCTTCAATTTTGTTGAGCCAATTGACAAACCACTTCTCGTGGTATGTTCCTTTTGACTTGTTACGGTTTGCCATCTGTCCTCCTCATAGCAATGAAGACACACATACCAATGTTTCTCCATTGATCTTCCACTATTATTTTTTAGTATAGCAACAAACCATTCCGTCTTACTTTCGCAGCTGACGCACGTTATTGTTACTGGTTTTTTTCTTGACCTCGATGTCATATCCTAATGCCTCTAGCCAACACATGAGAAAGAAACCAGACGGTACTCTCTTGTGCTGCTCCCATTTGTGAATCAACGATTCGGTACAGCCTATGATGTTTGCCAGCTGAGGCTGGCTTAATCCTTGTTCATGTCTCGCATCAATGAGCATTGTAATCATCTCATTGTAGTTGTGAGACAGCCGTGTGTTAGGCAATTAGAAATTAATATCCTCTTCTTCATAATGAATACCAATACCTTGGCACTCTTCACAAACTTCAGTGGCACTATCTACGTATCCAATATCTCTGTCAAATCCGTGAGGTTTGGGTACATCATACTCGATGTACCCATCACCACCACATTCCTTGCAGGGTTTAGTAGGGGATGTCGTCATATAAGTTCTCCTGACCTCGTAAATGTTCTTCTTCCCAGTTTCTGGTAGCACGATCTACGAATTTGTCCCAATTAAAATTTGGATTGGTGCGTTTGAGTTCGTCAGCCACTTGCTCAATGCCAGTCGCCCAACTCATATGTGGCATGATATAATCCGCAATAAACTCAAAGTCTCTGCGTGTAAATTTAGGTGTTGATCTATTCATCATCGTTCTCCATTGCGTGTAGTTTAGTGTAAGCATAGTCAATCAAAGTCATTGCTTGTTGAAGGCAATCAAGTGTTGCCTCAAGTTCTTTTTGATCGACCTCGATTAATCCATTCCATTCCATCTCTGTATTCATTAGTCCATCCTCACTGCATAATGTTCTGAGCCAGTTGGTATGCCCATGACTGAGTAGGGATAGAAGTAAACAGTCCCTTCTCTAGTTTCCCACTTCATATATGGATACATTGGCTCGTCCTCTGGGTATCGATAGACACCTTCGGCATCTATCTCTCCACCAAGAGGGCGATCCTTTACTGACATGCCAGCACGTTGCATGTATGACTTATCAAGATGATCGATGAGTGTTTCATCAATACCCATTGAGTATCGAAGGTTCCACTCCATGACCCAGAGAGGAACAAACCCACCCCAAGCCATCATGTCATCTGTTGTCATATCGTATCGTTTCTTATCGAAAGTAATTATCATTGCGTTCTCCTTAATCTATCGTTGAGCTTATTGTGATATTGTATCGAACATAATCACAGATGATGTCCTCGATTTCACCAGTATACTTGTGAATATCAAAGTCTGATGAATCATTTATTTCAGACTCTTTGAAGCCATCGAGCTTGGCATCAATCATCTTTTCGATTTGTGGTTTCAACATATCGAAAAGCACTACTGCCAATCTTGATTCTCTCTCTGTCAAAAAAGTATTTGTATTTGAGTCAGCCATTTTACGTTCTCCTTTCATGGCAAAAATCCCAGCTGTTTACTGGTGTACGTTTATTGTTTAGCTCGAGCCGCTGGCTCGAAAGTGACCATGCGCCAGCAAAGCTGGCATAGCATGGCACACTACTTTGACATCGAAGATGTCAGACACATCAAGGATGTGTCAAGCGGTGCGAAGCACCGCGAAATTTTTGGGAGGGTCGAAACCCTCCCTCAATTTTAAGCTGACAGTGCGTCAAAGTCTGCGACGATTGCCGCCATTTCTTCTGACATCTCACCGTCAATAGCATTAGCTGCAACGCTTGTGTACTGCGTGCCTGTTAGCTTCTTGTAAGCTTTCTGTGCTGCTTTCAATTCTTCTTGCATTACAAGCAAAGCAAAGTTTTCTGCTTTGGCACTTGCAACACTAGCCTTGAAGTTTAGCGTGCTGATTTCATCACCTACGCAACGCGACTTGTCACGCTGCGCCCATCGCTTCGCGTTGGCCTCGCGGTCTTGTTGCTTCGGTATCCAAAACTCCAAGTCTTCTATTTCCCTTCGAAGCTTGCGCTCCGCGTGGAAATAAAGACTGTCGATGTGGTGCCAGCCTTCAGACTTGCCCTCTGTGTTAGAGCTACGGATATATAACTCTGTTGGGTTTGTGTATGTTTCTACAATTGCTTTTACTAGATTAGACATTTTACATTCTCCTTATGTTTTGATTCTAGCTCATCTATGTTTGATCCGACCCGAAGTGAGGGGCTGGACAACAACGACATCAAATGCCCATGGTTCGTAGGTCAACACGCAACTACGTCCGTGTTTACCTAGGGTTCTGGACATTTTATGACGGTGGTGGCCAGAACCGAGCTTCGTGTTGGTTCAAACCCCCCCTTGAGGGGGGCAGGGGGGTGGCATACTCCTCACTCGCGTGAGCGAGTGCCACTCTCACTATCGCGTTAGGGATGGAAGCCCGAAGGGTCAAGACTCGATAGAGGCTTGATTCACGACAGCCCGACCCTCTTCGAGGGAACGCCCTGTCAATACTAGATGTGGTGTGTAACGTTAGGTAACGACACAAGTGACGCCACGTAACAGCTTGACAGCTGTACCTATTTTGGTGTCCAAATGGGGGGAGAGAGGGAGAGGGGGGCTAACAGAGGAACACAATGTCTAATATTCAAAATACTAAGAAACTGACACCAAAACAGGTGGCATTGGTTGATACACTCGTAGCAACAGGTTGCACTGTCACTCAGGCCGCCAAAGAGGCGGGCTACGCCAAGGGTGATAGCGGTCGCGTCACTGCAAGCAAGGCACTTCGTCAGCCTCATGTGCAACAGTATATGATGCAAAGAGTGACAGAGCAGTTAGGTATGAATGCTACGATTGCTGCTAGTAGGGTGATGAAACTTGCTACGGGAGCGAAGAGTGAGTATGTGCAGCTCGAAGCGAGCAAGGACATACTCGATCGAGCGGGATTCAAACCGATAGATAGATCGCAAGTGCAGGTGGCTGGTGATATCCGTGTGAGCATAGATCTAGGGTAGACCCCCTCATAGGTTTGCACACATCACATAGAACTGCATGGGGTTCAAAACTTACACGCTGGTTACTGTTACTTCTCTTTCCCTAGCATTTTTTTTCCACAAAGTATTTTGTGCGTTTGAAAAAATATTTTATTAGTGTAAGGGTAAATTTATGTTTAATTGGTTAAAGAGATTGTGGCATGGCAAAAACTCCAGCGTGGCAGAGGAAAGAGGGCAAGAATCCCAAGGGCGGTCTAAACGCAAAGGGTCGAGCAAGTTACAAGGGGGGAACGTTAAAGCCTCCAGTGAAAAGCGGAGACAATCCTCGAAGAGCAAGCTTTCTGGCAAGGATGGGGGGAGCCAAGGGACCAGAAAGAGACAGCAAGGGAAAACCAACGCGTCTTCTTCTCAGCCTAAAAGCGTGGGGAGCCTCAAGCAAAGCGGACGCAAGGGCAAAGGCCAGAGCGATAAGTCGAAGAAACAAAGCAAAAAAGGCTAGAGCGTAATGTGTACTCGCGGTCAGTTGAAAAGGGATAGAAAGCCTCGAAGGAAGTTAGTTAGCACTGGGCTTAGAAAGATTTATCAGGTTGAGAAGTTTGCTAACAAAAGAAACATGAGTGTATTTAAAAGGTTTGGCAAGAAGGATATATCTGAGATGCCAATGAGTGCAGCTGCTCGAAGAGCCAATAGAATGCAGCAGACTGCGAACAATCAACGTAGAAGTTTATTATTAGGTGGAGAATAGTTATGCCAATGGGAAAAGGTACTTATGGTTCACAGGTTGGAAGACCTAAGAAAAAGAAATCAATGCTAACTGACAAGCAAAAG